GTGTTTTTGAAATATCATTGCTATTAAAATCTATAGTACTAAAATCTATCATGACAACTATCTTTAAATTACTCTCACAAAGATAGTTAAAACTATTTGAATAACAAATAAATATAGATTTTTTATTAAAACAAAAATGCGCTTATCTTCACAGACCAGCGCAAGAAAAATATAACAATTAAATTATAAATATTTGTCAGATAATAACTGACGAGCTTTTTCAATTTCTTTATTAGTGTCTATGCCTATAGACTGATAAAATTTGTCACGTCCAAGCAAAGACTCATAAGCAATCTCTATACTCCTTTTTTCATCCTTAGTAAAGCCAAATCGAAAGGTCTTGATGATTGATAGGGCTTTTATAAAATTCCCAGCACGCAACAAATTTACGGCTATTTCTGTTTTTTTCTTCATACTTAAATACTACCCCCACGCTGTTGTTATTTTGTTTTCAATCCATTTTAGAAGCTCGTCTGTAGACTTTGTAATCTTATTTGGAACTTTTATCTTTCTATTTTTCTTGCCAATTACTCGACAGTAATCTTTGAAAAATATAATCTCTACTATTTCTTTTCTTGCAAGCTTTTCTAATTCTGAAAACTTAAAAGAAGGAATGTTTGTAGCTATATTTGCCACATCAGAATTAAGATAAATTGTTATTTGTTTCATTGCTCTTTATTATTAAATTTTCAATCTCTTTTCAAAAATTGCTTTGACAGCCTTTGCATCTTCTTCGGCTTGCGCTCGCTCCAAAATAGAATAATAATTACCAAATTTAAAATTTTCATCATCAAATGGAGATCCATTTTCGGAGTATCTAAAAAGTCTACCGAACTTGTCTATGTGTAAATAGTCTTCTCCTACTTCTACTTTAAATCGGATTTTTTCCATTATTTTAGTTTCGGCATTCCAGCGCAAATCCTTTGCGAATAGCTCATCAAAGAAAGCTTGTTTTTCCTCTTCTGTGGCGTGGCGAAAATTACTATTTGCCCAATCACTATTTACCCAATCAGAATTACAACTGCTCTTGATATTATTGTAATAACTATCAAAGTGTTCTTTATCATTTTCTTGATAGCATTTAAAAATCACTATCAAATCTGCAATATTTGCGTGCAAAATATCACCTTCTTTGAACTCTTCTTGCTTCTCCTCTTGCTTCTCTTCGATAGTAGCTTTGCAACCTGTTGGGATTGTAAATCTATCCCCTGCGTTTAATTCAATTGCCGTGTTTCTTTGTTGTTCTTTCTGATTTTTCATTGCTCTTATAATTTAAATTATTATTGTTTTATTTTGATATTGCAAAGATAGCAAATAAAAATGATATTTGCAAACATAACGCACTGAAAATCAGTAAGTTAAACTTTTATTAACTTGAAAGTGTCTGGGTAACAAAAAAAGTGTGTCTATCCATCACGGGCAAACACACTTAGAGCAATGAAATCACCAGAAAGACTGAGATTTCAATGCAAAGTTACAAAACATTTTGCAATATCCAAGAATCATCAGAATAATCTTTTGCGTTAGGATAAAAAGTTGAGGCTAAAGCGTCAGCTATATCTGGACTTCGTTTTAACCTTGATTTAATGTCTTCTTTTGCCTCTATAATAATCTTACCACTACTTTGGAAAGACCAGTGAACTTCAGTAAGTTCTGCAACTAATTCATCACATGGGGGGAAAGCTGGATTAAAACCATTCTTCGGATTGAGCCAATCTCTCACAGCCCAATAACAATATGCACGCATATTCGCAAACTCATATTGACCTGTTATGTCGTGTAATCCTTTTGTACCCTCAGAGAATTTGCACGAATAAGCATTTTTATAACCCAACTCCTCAAGACGAGAGAATACGCCTGCACCCTCACCAATAGTGTCAATAAAAACTTTTGCTTTTGCATCACTTAGCCAATGTGTAGCCTCACCTGCTACTTTCATGTGATCAGCCTTACCTCCAGATTGATGTATCTTTATTTCAGGTACATAATTCCCATAACGAGGCACAAAGCAACTACTATCTCGACCCATACCTGCTACGTCTATACCTACAAGTGGGTGCTTCTTTGATACAAACTTTTCCTCTTGTAATTTCCTCCAACGCTCAATAGCTAACTCACACCACTCGAGCGGTATTAGCATATCCTCAGAAGTCTTAGGGAACAAACCTAACACCTTTACACGAAACAAGTCGTTAGGTCGATAACACAACCCTTCAAATTCAAAATCTCCTTGTCCCTCGTCAAAGTCTTCTTTTTGAATTAAAGTACACCAGTTCTCCACTTTGTCTTTTACCCATTCATAATCGACTTGACCAGGTATAACGTTTCTCTTTTTAACAACATTCTCAGCATTTAAAGAGTTAAGCCTAAACTTTTTAAAGCGAGAAGACTTCATTGCTTTTGCAGCATAGCCAGTAGTAACATTAGGGTTAAAAACTAATAGTAGTCGAGAATTTCCCTGCAAGTTACCCTCAATAGCATTAAATGTAGTTTCACTGATACCTGACGCCTCAGTAACTGCAAACATTGTATTTACAGCGTGAAATCCTGACCACGATTCAGTATCGTCATCTGATGCTTTAAACCCTGTTAAAAACCATTCTGCGTTGTTTGTTCTTATTCCATCGGACAATAAACGTCCCTCCAAGATTTTCGCATTCCTAAACAGGCGACTTATTTCAGGAATCATAATATTAGTAACTTGTCGCCCAGTTGGAGCAGTCATAGCTATTTTTGTATTCTTAATTAGCTCTTTATTCTTATTCCAGCGTGGAGTAAGGTACATAAAACACAGGCAAGCTACAGCTGTAATATAATCTTTACCTCTCGCTGTCCCTGACGCAACTGCGACCATCTTTTTTTTCTGAACCGCACGCAATATAGCCTTTTGTTCATTATCTAACTTTGCATGAAGAACTTGTTCAGCAAAAAGACACCAATCGTCCCTCCATTTTCTCAAATAATCTTTATTTTTATTCCACATCTTCTTCATCTGGCAAAGACTGCATCAATTCCAAAAATGGACTAGAATTAACATCATGCTCCGTTCGTTCAACATACCCACGCTTCTTTCCCTTAGTCTTTAGGTAAAAAATAATCGCAGTTAAGTTATCGTCATTGATAGCACCTAATAGTTTAGATTCGACGATATCAATTGTACTCTCGTTTATTTCTTCTACCTTAGAGGCAAAATCTTCATCTTCTCTCAACCAATTATAATAAGTTTGACGACTTATACCAGTTTTTTGACAAGCATAAGTGATTATTCCTTTCCCATCATTGAGAGTCTTTAAAAAAAGTTCTTTTTTAGTTTTACTTCTATCATTCATAATTAAAATAAGTTTTGTTGCACAACGCCTTCCTCTAACTCTTTTATTGTTTTTTTGTCAGGCATCGGAGCTTCTGACAAATTAGGGTTATCCCATCCATTCTTGTCAAGGAAAAACAACCTATCCCATGATGAATTGTCAAACCAACCACGCTCGAATGGGTTAAGGGCGGCCTGCTCTGTTACAATGAAATCAACCTTTGTCTTTCCTCTCGCTTTCCCTATCCTCGTATGGCAATCATAAACATACTCGGGTATCTTATAAAGAACATTATCGTATTTCGACAGGGGGATCTCATCTTTAATGACGTTGCATCTTAATGTTTCACTTCCACCTCGCTTAATAGCCTTCATAACAAGAACCAGTGCTTTTGCAGAAGCGAGCTCGACGATTTTAAATTGCCCAATATCTTGAAGGGCGGATATTTCTTCTGTAAGGTCTGCACACCCAATATCAGCGGCTTTTTTCTTTAGCGTATTCCAGTAGAACTTCGGGTAACGCATAAGAAGTTCGTAAGCAGCATATCCAACGGAGTCTGCATCTATAGCATCAAGAGCTGCAAGGAGGTAGTCTCTAACATCTAATGCAGAATGACCAAGACGTGTTAAATATGTGTTGTCTGACGATATGGCGTCGCAATATTTACGCAAATCTTTCTTTTCATAAGAGTTCTGGTAATTACAAACGAAATAATCTGCATCCCTGTTTTTCTTCGCATTCAATAAAATGGAAACAGCATCAGATATATAGCTATCGTTCTTATCTCCATTCATATCTTGTTCACGCAGTTTATAAATAACAGAAGTAACCATATCATGACAGTCCTCTGCCGATACAGTCAACAACCTCTTCCAAAGGTAACTCCGGTAGCGATCTTTCATTTCGTTAGCGGCATAGTAAGCAAGGTTTGTATCACGTCTTCTGATTGCTTTTTGAATCATAGACGAGATTTCAAACATAACATGTCCGTGTTTTGTATAAAGAATATCCATAATATATAATTTTTAATTACTATGTAAAGTTACGAATATTTGTTTATATAAACGAACGTTTCCAAATATTTAACTTACTGATAACCAATAACTTATAAATAAAAATCTTCAATATTATAATACCTGTCAACTTTGTTAACTATCCAATTAGAAGAGCAGTTGTTAGAATATGCACCAACACCTTTCAACAGTATCTTATCCCCGATATTAGCAGGACCTTTGTAGTCTTTTACAATTCTGTCTATATCAAGGCATGTGCTCCCAACGAGAATGCCGTCCTGCACTTCGTTGCCACAATTACCAATATGCTTATAAGCTGGAGATTTGTATACGCATGAGCTTCCTACATCTTGCATCTTCGTGTCAAGCGTTATGTAGGTGTGATTGCGAATTTTCTTTACTCCTATAACAGAAGTGAGCAAGTGCATCGTGTCAGCGACAAGCGAAGTGCCATTTTCTGTTATAAGCATTTTGTCACAATTAGGGTATGCTTTCTTCATTTCACCAGCAACGACTTGCGCATATTCGTCAAAAGTCGGTATATGAAAGCCAAACTGTGCTTTATATTCAGGGTACATAAGACCGCACATATTGCCACCTATATCCAAGAC